ACCGCGTCCAACGCGCTCGCCGAGGCGCAGGCCCGGCTTGATCGGGCCGACGCCGCCCTGGCCGCCGCGCGCGAAGCCCCGCCTCAGACCATGCCCCGCGTGACGCAGGCCGATATCGACGGGCTGGCGGATCCGGCGTGGAATGCCCCCGCCGCAAGCGCCGGCGGCGCCAACGGGATCGACGATCAGCCCCTGCGGATCGGCTGATCGGTCGTGGGGCACGGGGCCACCGCCATCGTCGCAGACGTCGACGCGCAGTCGTGGCTGCGCATCGAGCGCATCGTTCATGAGGCCATGCTCACCATGCGCATGGAGGTGGACCGCGATCGCGCGCCCCGTGGCCGCTCATGCTGGCCAGATTACGTTTACGAGCGCGAAGACTGGGGCGACCGGCCCGCGCTCGGCGAGCTGCGCTCCCTCGTGCCCCCATGGCGGCCCGGCGGGGCGCACCTCGACCGAATGGAGTGGGTCTTCCTCGATTGCTATGGCAAATGGCCCAACCCGCGATCGAGATCCAACGGCCTCGAGCGCTGGCAATGGCTCCTGCTTGAGATCCGCGCCTGGCAAGCCGTATGCGGCCTGCGCGGCGGTTGGCGCCACATCGCCGAGGCCATACGCTCACGCCCCGGCATGCCGAAATTCTCCCACGCATGGGCGCGGATCGAACACGACAGGCTGATTGATATCGCTGCGGTCGCGGCGCGACGGGATGGGTGGGTGTGATGAGCCTGCGACAAAATAGCCGGCTGACCCACTTTACAAGGTTTCCAAACTGAGGCCCTTTTCTGCCCAATGTGGGGCCTTGCGCCCAACACGATAGCCCCTGGCTCCGCGCCAGGGCTTTTTCGTTGGCTGGGGAGCCATCACCGTGAAAACCAATGCCGCGCCCAAAGCGCAGCCCAAGCCTGCGCCAGAGCCGCAGGGGAAGGGCTTTTCCGCGTTCCTGTCCCGCCAGGTCGAGAAGTTCAAATCGACCCGGCCCGATCACTCGTTTGATGGCTTCGTAGCCGCAATCAAGCTGGCGATCGAGTACGCTGGCAAGCGCGATTGGAACAGCGCTGAAGACATGTGCGAGGAGATCGAGGCGCAGATGCGCGCCATGCTCCGCGTCCCTTCGGGCGTGTATGTCGAGTACGTCGCCCGCAACCGCGAGACCAAGCAGCCCCGCCTGTTGATCCTCACCGAATGGGGCTTCCGCGAAGCGGTCGAGGGGCAGCTTTCCTTCAACCTGCATTTCAAGCCCGAGCGCCAACCGCTCCGGCCAGTCAAGTGAGTTTTACCTATGGCCCGGCCTAAGCGCGGCGAGGAGCATCCGCGCGAGGAGTACCGCGACAAGATCAAACTCATGGTCGCGATCGGCATCCCGAAAGACCACATCGCCAGCTTGCTCAAGATGAGCAAGGAAACGCTTTACAAGTCCTACAGCGAAGAATTGGACACCGGCGCGTCATCGGCCAACGCCGTTGTGGGGGGGAAGATATTCGAGGCCGCCAAGCGCGGCGAGCAATGGGCGTGCACCCTGTGGGCCGTGCGCCGCATGGGCTGGAAGGAAACGACAGCGCAGGAAGTGACCGGCAAGGATGGCGGGCCAATCGAAGTCGCAGACGCAGGCGCCGGCCGGCGGCTCCTCGACGAGCTGGCCCGTTCTGAGCGCTCAAGAGAGATTGCGGCTAAAGTGGTTGGCGACAGCCAGGGATAACCAAAAGCCCCCTAAGGGCGATTGGTCCTACTGGCTCCTTCAAGCCGGTCGCGGTTTCGGGAAGACACGCACCGGGGCCGAATGGCTGGCCTGGGAGATGGAGCGCCAGCCCGATACGCGCTGGGCGATCGTGGCGCCCACCTATGCCGATGCGCGCGACACCTGCGTTGAGGGCGAAAGCGGTCTCCTCCGCTGCCTCGCCCATGAGAATATCGAGGACTGGAAGCGGTCGCTGGGCGAGTTGATCCTAAAAAACGGATCGCGCGCCAAGCTGTTTGCGGCCGAGGAGCCGGATCGCCTGCGGGGGCCGCAACACCACGGGGCGTGGTGCGATGAGCTGTCATCCTGGCGCTATGATGATGCATGGGACCAGTTGCTATTCGGTCTGCGCCTTGGCGATAGCCCGCGCGTGCTGGTCTCGACGACACCCAAGCCAAACCCGCTCACGCGGCGCCTGATCACCGATCCGCGCACCGTCATCACGCGGGGATCCACATTCGACAACGCCGACAACCTGGCGGCATCCGCCCTCGAAACGCTCAAGGCCAAATACGAAGGCACGCGGCTGGGCCGGCAGGAGCTTTACGCCGAACTGCTTGATGATGTGCCAGGCGCGCTCTGGTCACGCGCCACCATCGAAAAAGCGCGATGGGATGCGCATAAGCCGCCGCCCCTGCTGAGCCGGATCGTGATCGGCGTCGACCCTTCGGGATCAGACGGCGAGACAGGCGATAGCCAGGGCATCATCGCCGCCGGCGTCGATCGGGCAGGCCACGGCTATGTGCTTGAGGATGGCACCATCCGGGGCAGCCCCGATGAATGGGCCAAGCGGGTGGCAAAGCTATTCGACGATCACGAGGCTGACGCGATCATCGCGGAACGGAATTTCGGCGGCGAGATGGTCCGCAAGGTTATCCAGTCGCAGCGGCGCAACCTGCCGGTCAAGCTGGTGACCGCATCGCGGGGCAAGGTCATCCGGGCCGAGCCGGTCGCCGCGCTCTATGAGCAGGGCAAGGTGAGCCATATGCGACCCATGCCGGAACTTGAGGATCAGATGATCAATATGACCGGCGATGGCTTCGTGGGCATGGGCTCGCCCGACCGCCTCGACGCGCTGGTGTGGGCAATAACGGATTTGATGCTGTCGGGCTCTGACGCGCGGACAGTCACAGTGAGGCTGGCCGGTTGAGTTCCGTCGACGCGAAGCACAAGGCCTACCTCGCCACGCAGCAGGCGTGGAAGAAGGTCCGCGACTTCGTCGCCGGCGGCGATGCCGTGCGCAACTACGTCCAGACGCTGCCCGGCCATGACGCCGACACCGCGACGGCGTTTCGCAATCGCGCCTATTACCTGCCGGCCATCGCGCGGACCATCGATGCGTTCACCGGCCTCATCATGAACCCGGAGCCGGTGGTGGAGACGCCGGCCGGCCTTGAGGAATACCTCGACGACGTCTCATATGATGGCGAGCCCGCCTCGCGGATGATGGGCCGAACGGTGCGCGAAACCATCGAGCTAGGGCGGTGCGCGGTGGTGGTGGACTATCCGCAAGCGCCCGGCGCCGATCAGCTATCAATCGCCGAGGCCGAGGCCCAAGGGCTGCGGGCCTATGCGCGCTTCTATGCCGCCGAGGATGTGCTTGACTGGCGGATGACGACCAAGGGCGCCATGCGCGTCCTCTCGTTCCTGAAGCTGCGCGAGAACTATGACGCGCCATCGCCGACCGACGAGTGGGCGGTGACCGAGGTCAAACAGATCAGGGTGCTGGACCTGCACGAAGGCTTTTATCGCCAGCGCGTCTATCGCCTGGGCGATCTGGTCGACGAGCGCACCCGCAAGGTGACGAGCACGTGGGAGCAGATCGGCGGCGATATCTTCCCGATGGCGAGCGGGGCAAAGCTCACCGAGATCCCCGCCGTGGTGTTCGGCCCGGACACGCTGGACGCCTCTCAGGTCGACGTGCCGCCGGTCATGGAAATGGTCCAGATCGCCGACGCGCACTTGCAGAACTCGGCCCTGATGGAATGGACGCTGCTCTGGGTCGGCAACCCGACCCCGGTATTCCGCGGCATCCGCCTGGCCGAGGGCGAGACGATCAAGCTGGGGTCCAGCCAAGGCATCGCGGTTGACGCCGAGGGCGGGGCTGAAATGCTCTTCCTGCCCGCCGACGGTGTTGGCGCCATCGCCACGCAGATGGACCGGAAGGAAAAACACCTTGCCGCCGTGGGCGCGCGGCTTTTGCAGGATGAGACATCCTCGCAGATCGCGCGGGACACGGCGATCATACAGCGCGCGGGCGAGCATAGCGTTCTCGCCAACATCGCGACGACCGTCGCCGCAGGCTGGAAGCGCATCCTGGGCTATCTCGCCATGTGGGCCCGCGTTGAGGGCGACATTGGCGTGACGCTCAACACGGACTTCATTCCGCAGGGCATCACGGCGGGCGAACTGACCGAGCGCATCGCGGCGGTTCAGGCCGGCACGCTATCGAGCCGCGACCTGTTCGCATGGCTGCAGAAGCGCGGCGAGATCAGGCCTGACAAGACTTACGACGAGCACCTGGACGAGGTCGACGAAGACGGCCAGCGCGTGCTTGAGCTTCCGCCGGGCGCGCCCGGCGGGCCGCCGGCGGAAGAGGCCGGGGCGGATGATGAGGATGAAGCTGCCGCAGAGGCGGCCTGATGCCCGCCGATAGCCTCACGCTCTATGACGACGCGGTGAGGCGGCGGATTGCGCTTGAGCGGTATTCTAACGACCAGATCAGGAAGACGCTCCCTTTTCTGAAAGAGGTCGAGCGCGACTTGATCGGGCGCGTCGCGCAGCTGCGGGTTGAAGCAACAGACCGTGCTGGACGTATCCGCCTAGCGTCTCAAGAAAAGCTTCTGGCCTCCGTTCAATCCGTGTACGCGGAAGCATACACCAAATTGAACGACCGCCTACAGAGCGGCATGAAGCGCCTTGCCGGGACGGAGGCTGCGCGCGTTAGTGAGGCCCTGGGATCGGTTGCCGGGTCGGCTGGCTTGCAGTTTACGACCAACGAATTGACGGCGACTTCAGCTTTTGAGATCGCGGCATCGAAGCCCATGCAGGGCGCGTTACTGAAGGACTGGCTGGCCGACATTGAGCCATCGCATCGCAAGCGCATAGAGCAGGCGTTGCGCATATCGTTTGCCGAGGGCGAAAGCCTTGAGACGGCAATGACCAGGCTTCGCGGTGTGACCAAGCTTAACGAGCGCGGACTTGCGGCGCTGATCAGAACAAGCAATTCGCACATCGCGGCGGCGGTGACCGAGGCGACCTATGAAGCGAACGCCGATATCGTCGAGGGCGTCGAATGGGTGTCGACGCTTGATGCCAGGACGACTTCGATTTGCAGGGCGCGCGATGGCAAGCGGTGGCCAGTAAACGAAGGCCCGAGGCCGCCGGCGCACATCGGATGCAGGTCGACAACTGTTGCCGTCTTGATGGGCCTAGAGCCGGCGCCGCGCGAGACCTACGCGCAGTGGCTGAAGCGTCAGCCGCCAAAAGTTCAGGATGATATTCTAGGCCCGACGCGCGGTCGCATGTTCCGAGACGGCGTTCTGTCTGTCGATCGTTTCGTCGACATGAAAGGTAAGGCCCTCACTCTTGAGGAGCTGGGCTATTCTGACCGTGATCCGCTATTCAAAAACTTCGTCGCTCAAATGCGCACACCGGGCGCGGAAGACGCCGCGCGCTTTTTTGGGACGACGCAGGAGGAGGCGGCGCGCATCGCGCAAAACCTACTCGGCGAGGTGGGGCCGCTATTGAAAGAGGAGGGGCGCGACTCGGGCGCGCTTCTCTCGCTCAAGATGACCGGCGGGGCCAACCGGGCGAAATTCGAAATCGTCGGCGACGGGTTCCGAATGGAGCGCCAATTTACCCGCGTAGCGGGCGAACTGCATGTTGAGAACAAGCTTTTAAGCCTCCATTCCTCCATGCAGGGCAAGGGCTACGGGACGAGCCTGTTGAGGGCGCAGATTGCCGAATACAAGCGCCTAGGCGTGGCGCGGATGAACGTCACCGCCAATATCGATGTGGGCGGCTATACATGGGCCAAGATGGGCTACGCCCCAAAATCCGTCGCGGCGTTCCGCGAAGCCGTGATGGAGATAGTTGACGACAAGCTGGCCAGCGGCGTTTTGACTTCCGAGGACAAGGAACTGATCACGCGGACGCTTCGCCTGGGGGCCGGAAACCCGAAACATATGCCCGCAGCCCTGGCCAAGTTAACCAACGCCGAGGGTAAGCAAATTGGCAAGGAAGCCTTGCTAGGATCGTATTGGGAAGGCTATCTTGACTTCACTGACGCCGACGCTTTGGCGTTTTTTGAGAAAACGGTTTCCGCCACGCGATGAAGCGCAAAATGGTCATTTTGGAGTTCAGCGGCGAGCGCCCTGCGGGCGATATCGTCGACGGCTCGCAAGAATACCTCGATGCGCTCGATGAGGCGAAACTTGAAGCGGATGATGACACCCGCTTGATGACGGTCGATGAACTGACCGACTGGCTGAAGTCTTAAAGCTTCGCGCGTCCCGCGCGTAGGCGGCCCGGCTGTGCCGGCCGCATGGGCGCCCGCCTGTGGCGGGCCAACAGGGAATAGACGATATGTGGAAGCAACGAATGCTTCGGAGCGGCGCTCCGAGGATCATGAACGACGTGCTGCTGTGCGGTGTGGATGATGGCGGCGACGGCTCCGGTGGGGGCGGCGACGAGAAGGACAAGGCTTTTGCGGCCCTGACCACGAAGAACGCCGAGCTGCTCGACGAACTGAAGAAAGTCCGCGCCAAGCAACGCGAGTTCGAAGCGGCGGAGGCCGACCGGCAGAAGGCGTTGGCCGACGCTGAGGAGGAGAAGGCCCGGAAGTCGAAGGACTTCGAAACCATCGAGAAGGGCTATCAGACCAAGCTGCAGAAGGCTGAGGCCGAGGCGTTCACGTTCAAGGCCCGCTATGAAAGCCTTGTGATCGATCGCGGTCTCGATGACGCGCTGGACGCCGCGAAGGTCAATCCGGCCCTCAAGAAAGCCGCGCTGGCGCTGATCAAGGCTGAGCACGGCGTGGAAATGTCCGAGGATGGCAAGGCGTCGATCGAGGGCAAGCCGCTGACGGACTTCATCGCCGGATGGGCCAAGTCGGACACCGGTAAGGCGTTCATTTCGAGCGGTTCATCCGGTGGCGGCGCCGGTGGCGGCGGCAATGGCGGGGGAGGCGGCGACACGCCCAACCCGTGGAAAAAGGGCGAGCACTTCAACCTGACCAAGCAGGGGCAGCTTGTGCTGACCAATCCTGAACTGGCCAAGCGCATGAAGGCGGAAGCAGGGGTCCGCTAGCGTGCTTGCGGCGGTTCTCGGCGGCGCGCGTGGCGTGTGGGCCGAGCTGTCAGAACTTGAGGCCATGCTGGGGCGACGCCCCGGCCTGATCGTCGGCACGAACGACGCCGGCGTGGTCTACCCCGGCCACCTCGACGCATGGGCGACGCTCCATCATGAGCGTTTCGCCGAATGGCGGCGCAGGCGGGCGGGCAATCAGGACTATCGCGCCATAATTCACGCGCCCCTCTCGGGGCTCGATGCGGAAGTGGTGCGCGAACGCTGGTCTGGATCCTCGGGCCTCTTTGCCGCGCAAGTCGCGCTGCAGGAGCTTGGGGCCGACGGCGTGGTGCTCTGTGGATGCCCCCTCACGCCAGAGGCGGCGCATTTCTTCAACGGGGCGCCGTGGACTGACGCAGACGTTTTCCGGCGTGGGTTCGAAGCCGCCCACCCGGTCATCCGCGACACCGTCCGCTCAATGAGCGGATGGACGCGGGATTTGCTGGGGCTCCCTGATCCTCAGTGGCTCATCGACCGGGCGTAAGGCCCTTCACTCAACGGAGAAACCACCATGGCAGCCACGCTGCTTTCGAACGTTATCGTTCCCGAGGTCTTCATTCCCTACACGATCAACCGCACGAAGGAGCTGTCTGCTTTCTTCGCGTCCGGCATCATCGGGGAACTGCCCGAAGTCGCCGCCCTCATGGGCGGCGGCAAAAAGGTCGACATGCCCTTCTGGAACGACCTGTCGGGCGATGATGAGGTCATTGACGACACCAGCGACCTGACGGTCAACAACATCACGGCGAGCCAGGACGAGGCGGCCGTGATGATCCGTGGTAAAGCCTGGGGCGCGTCCGACCTGTCGGCCATGCTGGCAGGCTCCGACCCCATGATGGCGATCGGCGATCTTGTGGCCGGCTATTGGGCTCGCAAGATGCA